CCGCAAATACCAATGCATCTAGTGCTGGACCACTGGTAATAAATACGAATAGAACAATCACTATCACTGCAGGATCTTCCTGGTCAATTACTTAAAATGGCAGACACTTCTAAATTGACGGTTGCAACCGTTCAAGCATTAACTGGTAATCAACTAGCAGTTAAAATTCCAGTAATCACAGGAGGAGACCCAGACCCATCATTGGGTGCTGGGCAACTCGCATATGTTGATGGTGCTCTTAGAGTTTTTAATGGATCTCAATGGCAAGGAATTGATGAAGGTGTTTCACCTGTTACTAATGGTTTATTATTCTGGGTTGATGCAGGTAATACAGAATCCTATCCTGGAAGTGGATCAACTTGGTTTAACTTAGCAGGAACAGCAAGTAGTTCTATTGGAGACATAACATTACCATCTGGTTATACATACTTACCTGATAGTGGTGGATGTTTTCAGTTTAATGGAGATCAAGCATCTAGTGGTAACTATAGTGCTGGATCAAATGGCATGACAATGGAAATCGTTATGTATAACACTAATAGTGATACTACCTCAACATATGGTCGTATTATAGACTGGAACGATACTACTATGAGTTTCGGATCGTATGCTAGTAAGCAGCATAGATCATGGGTATGGGCAGGCGGTGGTCGTATGTCTGGTGAATATGCTATAAACTCTGATGCAACTGGATTCTTTGATAAGTGGAATCATACTGTCATGACTTATGATGGATCCACTGTTAAAGGATATTGGAATGGTGGGCAGTCATTTAGTGTTGCTAAAACTGGAAATATGGAAACTGCAAATTCCCCCTTTACTATTGGTAATGGTGATGGTTATGCTTACTATGGAAAGATTGCAGTTGTTCGTGTTTACAATAGAGGACTAACACAAGCAGAAGTAAGTCAGAATTATAATTCATTGAAAAACAGATTCAACCTTGCTCTATAAATAAATACTAATAGGAAACCAATTTAGTTATTGATATGTCAACACTTAATGTAAATGCATTAAATATTACTGAGAAGTTAAAACTTCCAACATATACAACCACTCAGAGAGATGCATTGACTCCAGAGGTTGGTTTGTTGATTTATAACAGTACAGAAGAAACTGTAGAAATCTATGACGGAACGGAATGGGGTGCTGCTACTGGACAACCATTAATACAATTCAGTAAAACATTTAATTATACTGGTCAGATACAATCATTTGTAGTTCCAGCAGAAACTGTAGAGGTTACTGCATATATATGGGGTCCTGGTGGAGGTTCCGAAGCTGATACTAATACTAGAGGTGGTGCTGGTGGATACACTGCTGGAACAATTAATACAACTAATGGTGGAACTCTAAAAATTGTTGTTGGTGGGGGAGGTGGTCCTGGCACGCAGAACAATGGTTCTGGTGGCGGATACTCTGGTGTATTTACTAGTTCATGGGGTGGCACTAACGAAGGCACAGACCACGGTGCATCAATTCTAATTGCTGGTGGTGGTGGTGGTGCTGCTAACTCTTCCACTGGTTCTAACCATGGTGGTGGTGCTGGTGGTGGTCTCTCTGGACAAAAAGGTAATCCATCTGGTTCTGGTGGTAATGGAGGATCGCAAACAGGTGGTGGTTCATATTCTCAAACAGGTGGCGGATCTTGCACAGGTGGTACACAGTGTAGTGGTAATACTTTACGCGGTGGTGTAGCATGTGGTGGTGCTCAGACTGGTGCTGCAGTTGGTTGGCCAGGTAGGATTTATGGTGGAAACTGGGGATCTGCTGCTGGCGGTAATGGATGTAATGCTGGTGGCGGTGGTGCTGGTTACTACGGTGGTGCTGGTGGAGGTGGATCTCCCAACGGAGGAAATGGTGGCGGTGGATCGGGTTATGTAGGAGGTCACCCATCATATCCAGTATCTAATGCAAACACATATACTGGAAATGGTCAAACACCAGCATCAGAAGCAACAGGAAGTAGTTTCTATACTAATGGTATTGCACAAGGAGGCACATACAATCAAAATGTTGGTAACAATGGAAACCATATTGGTGGACATGGTATGGTTGTATTTGTATATTCAGCAATTGCTGCGGTAAACTAAGGAGATTATTATGCCTAATGATGGAGACCGTGAGGTCATTGATGGTGAAGAAACTGGTTTAGTATGGTCATCAAAAGATGAGGAATACCAGTATCCAGATTTATATGAACATCCAGAAAAATATCACAATTTAGAAACTCTCTATCCAGAGAGGTTTAGAGAACTCAGTGAAAATCCACCAGTTGATGGAGAACCAGAATTTATTGCTGGTATTGAAACTGGTTTAGTGTGGTCTGAAAGAGATAAAGAATATCAATACCCAGATCTTGACAATAACCTAAAAATGTATCATAATGATGAAGAACTGGAGCGTATTCTAAATGAGAAAAGAAGGTGATCCAGAATATATTAATGGTAAAAAAACTGGTCTAGTATGGTCTGAAAAATACGAAGACTGGATTGTTCCAGATCTGGATCAAATAAAAATAGATTTAGAACCACAAGCAGTAAAGAATATACAAATCTGTTATACATGCGAACACTGGATTAAAAACCAGAGGAGATGTGATGTATGTGGATGTTTTATGGATGTTAAACATGTCGTTAATAGAATGCTAAATGAAATAAGAGGTGTTACTAATGAAGTAAACACTTGTCCTCTAGGTAAATGGTGATGAATCTTTTACCTTTTTTTGGCACTCCATGCTGGGTTGGTAACCTGGGTTTGGATTTGACAAAGATGAAAAAATCATGCAGAGAGTTTTCATCTAAAGTAGAAACTATGGAGATTTCTAATGTTGGTGGATATCAAGGACATGACTTCGATAACCAAGATTTTATTAATGCTGTAGTATCTAATGTACCAAGACTAGAAAATAAACCTTTAAGCAATGAAAAAATTTACTCCTGGGTAAACATAAACAAAAAAGGAGATAGCAATAGAAGACATACACATTTAGATACACAAATATTTTTGTCTGGAATTTACTATGTAAAAGTTCCAGAAAATCCTGGTAATGTTAGGTTTTACGATCCAAGAGGATGTCTAATACCGTCCATGCAGGATCATGATTATTTTAATAATGGTTATTCTTATCATTTTCTAGAACCACAAGAAGACATGGTTGTGTTTTTTCCTTGCTGGTTAGAACATGATGTGGAACCAAACGAAAGTAATCAAGATAGAATCAGCATTGCATTCAATGTGTATGCAGATTTTGAGAAGATGAATCCAATATAAATACAGTATAAATCATTTTATTTGATAACCATGGACGCAGAACAACTTAAGAAAAATTTTGAAGAGCAAATTGCTAATACAGTTAAGCAAATTGGAGAACTAGAAGAAAACCTAGTTAAAGCAAAAGAATATAAGATTAAATTGGAAGGTGGTCTTGAAACTATAGGTCTATTAGAAAGCAAACCAGAGGAAGAAGAAGCACCAGCAGCAGAAACTCCCGCTGAATAAATACCAAATCCCTTCTTACTAAATAAGTATGAAGGGATTTTTTGTGGGTAATGGCATCTCCAAGTTCTAGGTCTGAACTCATCACTTATTGTAAGAGGCAACTTGGCGAACCTGTGTTGCAAGTTAATGTTGATGACGAACAGGTAAATAATGTTATTGACGACACTTTTCAGTTCTTTCAAGAGAACTGTTACAATGGTATGGAGCGTGCTTTCTTATTCCATGAAATTAGTGCTGACGATAAGACAAGATTTGGTACTAGTATAACAACTACTGTAGGAACATCTGATTGGAAAGAAACTAAAAACTATATTGATATTCCACCTCATGTAGCTGGTATTACTAAAGTATTTGGTCTTGTTAGCAACTCAATTCGTTCTAATCTTTTTGGTGTTGAGTATCAGTTGTTTTTAAATGATCTGTATGCATTTGGATCACTGGATATTCTCAACTATTATATGAATAAGCAGTATCTAGAAACCCTAGATATGGTTCTAAACAATGGTTCTTACCAACAGTTTAGATTTACAGCGCGTCGTGATCGTCTGTACTTAGATGTAGATAAAGACTTCTTAAAAGAAGGCACTAATCTTCTTATTGAGTGTCATCGTATGCTCGATCCTACAGATGCTACAGAGATGAATAATGATATGTTTGTTAAAAAATATGCTACTGCTCTACTAAAAAAACAGTGGGGTCAGAACTTAATTAAGTATAACAATGTGCAGTTACCTGGCGGCGTTACTCTTAATGGTAGAGAAATCTACACAGATGCACTAGCAGAAATTGAGAAAATCGAAAGCGAAGTTCTCAGTAAGTATGCTGTTCCACCAATGGATATGATCGGATAAAATGCCTACTAGTCCCTACTTTCCAACATACTACGCAGGTCATAGCGGCGAGCAAAATCTCGTGCAAGATTTGGTAGATGAACAGATTAAACTATTTGGAACGGATGTGTACTACATCCCTAAAATAGTTCTGCAAGATAATACACTGGATGAAGTCAGATACACTAAGTATCAAGAACAATTCCAGATTGAAATGTTATTGCAGAATGTAATGGGGTTTGGTGATAATTCTGAGTTTATCTCTAAGTTTGGTTTAAGGATTACTGATGAGATTATCTTCAGAGTATCCACTAGAAGATGGGACGAAGAAGTAGCAGATCACAATCCAGCATTAACTGTAACAAGTAGACCCAATGAGGGAGATCTACTTTACTTCCCACTAACAAAAGATATCTACGAGATTAAGTTTGTTGGTAAGGAAGAACCATTCTTCCAGTTTGGCAAGATTCAATTCTATGCCATTACCGCTGAGATCTATGAGGTTGGTAGTGATGACTTTGATACTGGTGTTGCAGAAATTGATGCAGTGGAACAACTCTTCGATAACTCAATCAGACTTTTCATGGATCCTGGTGGATCTGGAGACTTTACTGTAGGTGAAGAAGTTGTTGGGGATGAGTTCCTGGCAAAAGCAACATCTTCTATTACAGGAGATGCTGTTACAGGTATCACAATCACGGATGGTGGATCGCATTATAAAGTTGCAACACCACCATCAGTAACTATCACTGGAGGAGGGGGTACAGGTGCAACAGCTACTTCAACGGTTAGTACTAGCGGTATTGTCAATGGCATTTCTATCACTAGTGGCGGTTCTGGGTACACATCTGCTCCTAGTATTACTATTGACTACAGTCCTAAAGACAACAGAGCAGAAGTTAAGTCCTGGGATAGCGCAACCAGAGCTCTTCAAGTCATCAACAGAAGTGGAACATTCACCACAGTTGAAGTAATTACTGGTTTAACTTCAGGTGCTCAGTGGAGTCCAGAAACATTTGACACTCTAAATAATACGAATAGTAATTACGATCAAAATAGACAGATCGAAGATAGTGGTGATGAGATTATCGACTGGACAGAAGGTAATCCATTCGGTGAGTTTGGTAATTTTACGGATAGTATCTAATGTTAGGATCACATTTTTACAATCAAATTGTTCGTAAGAACATTGTAGCGTTTGGTACTCTTTTCAATAATATTGAAATGCAAAGTACAGATCCTAGTAATGGCAATGTACTAGAATCTATAAAAGTACCATTAGCATATGGTCCTAAACAAAAATTTATTGTTAGGTTAGAAGAAAATCAATCTAATAGTAAAGTAGCAATTACTATACCTCGTCTATATTTTGAAATGACAGGTATTGATTATGATCCTTCTCGCAAAACATCACCAATACAGAAATATAAAACTGTCATAGATGGTAGTGGCGATGAAGTTAGAGTACAATATGTTCCCGTTCCTTATAATTTAAGTTTTGAATTGGGAGTTATTGCAAAATCTCAAGACGATGCATTGCAAATTACAGAACAAATTCTTCCATATTTTCAACCATCATTTTCTGTAACTCTTAATATGATTCCTGATATGGAAGAGAAAAAAGATGTTGCAATTGTTTTAAATAATGTTAGTTATGAAGATCAGTGGGACGACAGTTTTTACGAGCGTAGATATATTGTCTACACATTAAACTTTACCATGAAGTCTTATCTTTATGGTCCATATAACAAATCTGATATTATTAAAAAAGCAATTATCCATGAAACTATGGGTGATCTTGATGTCAATCGTAGAACTGTTACAAGAACATATACACCCAAAGCAACAACTGATATTAATGCAGATGGAAACATCGATAACCTCGATGATGCATTAGTACAAGCAGATGATGACTTTGGATTTAATGAAGGGATTCAATTCTTATGAGTAACCTAGAAGATAATATGGAGGAAATCCTCAACATTAGTGCCGAACCTGTTGAGGAATCTAAACCATCTAAACCACAACCACCTAAGATTGATGGGGAAGATCGTGAGAAAGATTACAGATATACACGAACTGAATTGTATTCCCTCATAGACAAGGGTCAGGAGGCGGTCAACGGGGCGTTAGAGGTCGCTCAGGAGTCAGGGCACCCAAGAGCGTATGAAGTCGCTGTAGCGGCAATGAAGCATGTTGCAGACATGACTGATAAACTTGCTGACCTTCATAAGAAGATGAAAGATCTTGATGAAGACAAGAAAGGTCCATCTAAAATTACCAACAATGCTATGTTTGTAGGTAGTACTGCTGAGCTTCAGAAGATGCTCAAGGAGATGGGCGGAGGTAAACGCTAAATAAACTTGTAAAACCTCGTCGGTTGTTATGAGAGATTTTAGAGAATTTAAAGAGCTCTGCGAAGCTAAGCGTGGTTTATATGCAAATATTCACGCAAAGCGAAAAAGAGGAGAAGCACCAGCGAAGTCAGGTAGTAAGGACTACCCCGCAAAGGATGCTTTTAAAAAGGCGGCGAGGACTGCCAAAGAAAGTTTTGAACTCACAACAGAAGCAGCCTGGACAAAAAAGTCAGGCAAAAATAAAGAAGGAGGTCTCAATGAAAAGGGACGGAAATCTTACGAAAGAGAAAATCCTGGAAGCGACCTTAAAGCACCAAGCAAAAAGGTTGGAAATCCCCGCAGGGCATCGTTCTGCGCTCGAATGAAGGGCATGAAAAAGAAACTAACCAGCAAGAAAACTGCTAGTGATAAGGATAGTAGAATCAACAAATCACTCCGTGCGTGGAATTGCTGACATACTTGTTAAAAGTATATTAAAATAGAGCAATTTTACTCACACAATCTATAATTATATTATGAGTTCTAATATGACAATGCGTTTAAACGACAGCGACATCACACGTCTGATTACAGCTTGCCGTCTCTACCAAGAGAAGACAGGTTCCGAATGGATGTGGGACGAATATAACGACTTGATTAATAAACTCAATATTTACAAAGAACAACATTCTGTAGCAAAATGAAATTTTTAATTGCAATTGTGATTGTATTATCTTTTGCTGTTCCATCGTGGGCAGTAGATGTATCAATGGGTCATGACGGAAACCTAGTATTTGAACCGAATGAGATCACAATCTCAGCAGGAGACACAGTTCATTTTATCAACGAAGCTTTACCTCCTCACAATATTATTGTTGAGGCGCGTCCAGATCTTTCTAGAGAAGCACTACTGTTTGCTCCTGGAGAAACACAAGACGTTATATTTGCTGATGCAGGAGATTATAACTTCTTCTGTGGTCCTCACCAGGGAGCAGGTATGACTGGTGTTATTCATGTAAATTGAGTTAATTAAATGAAAGTTGGAATGATAGGTCTTGGTCATATAGGCGAAGGTATGTCTCGCCGTATGATGAACGATGGGATTGAAGTTTGGGGTTACAGCAACAATTACGAAAAAGCATGTGAACAATACGAAGCAGGATACATTAGTGGATGTGTAACTTCATTGAAGTATCTTGTCAGGGCAATTAAATCTGATGGTAAAAAACATACCAGTGCTGGAATAGTTCCTGGTATCTTTCAACTGGTTATCCCAACACAATCAGTAGATAACACACTTGATGAGTTAATACCACTACTCGATGAAGGGGATATTATCATTGACCATAGTAACAGTGACATAACAAAATGCCAGGAACTTGAAAAGTACTGTTCTAAATTGGGCATCTCGTATATCTTTTCTGGTGTGTATGGAGCAAACTATGCTATCTCTGCTTGCTCTAAAATTTTTCAATCCCTATCTCCAGGTGTTATCTGATGAATAATGTAGAAGCACCAACCGATGAGAAGGTAGACAAGTGGGGGTTCACTATTAAACCAAAGATTAGTGATGACTTACTAATGCTGAGATGTCTACATAATGCTCCTTGTGGTTCTGACAAGAAGCAAGTCGAACGCCTTTGTCGTGTTATCGAAGCAAAACTTGCAGCTCCTACGGGACTTGCTAATATATTTCCACAACCCCAACCAGGAATATGACCCTAGCACATGTCTTACTTTTCGGATCACTACCATTCATATGTGCCACCGCATATTTCGGGTACAGAAAGGGTGAAAATATCTATTATGAAAGTGACAAATATGACGGAAATGGAACAGCGCATTAAAATGAGATATGCTTTTTCAATGTCTTCTTTTTCTAGAATGTTTACACCAAATAAAATTACTCATGAAATGAGATCTTTATGTAGGTCATGGTCTGAAGACATAGATAGAGTACCACCACCGCTATCTGATCTCTATCAGGTAGATAGGTATTTTTTGGAGATTTGGAAAAAACGATATGAATCTGATTAAAGAATTAAGAAATGAAATCTATATGTTGAAACTCGAAAATAAGCATCTCAAGTTAAGGTTAGAAGAAGTAAATAGCAATTGGGTACATCCCAAATCTTGCCTTCACAACGAAGATCCATGGGTAAAATTCATCAAATAAAATTGACAGCTTTATTCTTATTCAGTTTTATATTGTTTTTTGTTGTGTGGAGTATAGAAAATGCATATACAGTCTGAGTTTTTAATTATTATTGTATATTGTTTATTCGGATTATTTTTATTTACTCTATCGATACTATCAGAATGATGTTACAGTTTGCTAGGTTCTGTGGGACAGTATTAAACAACCCATATGGAATAGGATTCCTCTCCATGAGTTTAGTCTTTGTCCCTGTCATAGGCATGTGGGCAGTCCATAAATATGGTTGGCAGCACTGGGAACCTTTCAATAAACATGAATAAGGAACCCGACTATGTTGTCAATTTAACAATAGAAGATATACGTCTTTTACATCACTGTGTAATAAAGAGAATAGAAATGTGGGAAGGATCTCCTGCTCGTCCACCAGAAGAACAGGAACATTTATGGTTCATGAGAGATTCTCTTTACCGAATGATGTTAGATTACCAATTTAATCAACTATAAGTAATGAATTTATTACTAAGACCTCTAGATAATGCTAACGATCCTGTATGGTCAGTAATTATCTGTGTGATACTTGCAGTTGCAGGTGCATTGTTTGTAGTCATATACATATTAAGAGAAGCATTTGCAGAGTTAAAAGATGGGAGCAATGACACCACCAAGCAGGAAGAGCTGCTACAACTTCCGAGTGACGGAGATCAATCGTGT